CTTGAATGATCCAACCTGGCCGTCTTTGAAATAGCCGACCTGGAGACCTGCAATGCCTGGAGGTAGATTTTCATCAGGGTCGCGGTCGTACCAGCCGAGAACGTCGCCATTGACGAACGAGCTGGCCTGGTCTGGCATGTGGACAGAAAAGCTTTCGAAGAGATACTGCTGGAACAGCTCGCTCTCAATTGAAAGCGCAGGGAAGTTCAGGGCGACGGGGTTGATTGGAAGCTGCAGCACTAGATCAGACATCTGTGCCGCATCTGAGATTTCCACCGTGCCGAGAAAGTCATGCGCCGTCAGACGAGACCCACCAGCAAACGTTTCGCGCTTGAAGCTGCGCTTGCGATTGTTGTGGCCTGCAGTCATGAGTGCGGTGTAAAGTGCAGCCTTAGCATTGTTCTGCCCAAAGTAGGGATTCGGTTTGAAGACGGCGCCCTTGGACAGGGCTACCGGCTTGGAAGATGGTGGGACAACGCTCGGGAACTGAGAAATCATGGGGCCCCGATAGAGATTATTTCGTGGCAGTTTAGCCTGCTGCAGCTTGCGAGCCACAGCTTGCTTGTCCTGGGCGGACATGCGCACGAAGGTTTTCAACTGTCGAGTTCGTCGAGTAGGAGCTCCAGCACCTGCAGCATTTTTCCTTGCCGCTTGCGCGGGGGCGTTGCGTCGAGGGAGTCGATCAGTTTGAGGGCCTCGTGTTTTTCCTGCGAGCTTTGCGATGTGGGCGTTGAGACGCTCCCCAACAGCTCGGAAACGCTCTTGAAAATTCCCGCCGTTTCGGGCAGCATTGCTGTTGCCACGTTTTCGACGAGGGGGAGCGCTTTTTGAGCGAGGGGGAGGATTGTGTCGGCGACGCCTGTTAGGACTTGTCCCATTCATGAATGTCATAGAAGGTGGGTATATCCGTGCTGGGCACACGGAGTGATTGGTCTTCGACGATGGAAGTCCCGACAAACCGGGTGGGAAGCTTGTTGCCGTAGCAGTACAGCTCGAACAACTGGGCGTCGCTCATCCAGGCCGTCTTGGCCGTGGCCCAGCTTCCATCGGTGCGAAGGTGTGGGAACTCTCTCTCCATGTCATTGAGGTAGAGGTAGTAGATCTGCTCAATCCAACCGCGGAATGATTCATCGCCCCAGGTACAGAGGCGGTATGATGCTATCCGCTGGAGTTGCTCGGCGGGAGTTCGCTCCTTACCGCCTTGAAGAATAGCACTCCATTGACGGTCCCAGTCAAGTCGGAAGGTGATCCAGGTGATGGGGTTATTCATGAGATGAAAGTGCATGCCGCAGAAGACGGAGTCAAAGGGCTTGACCCCATCCCATGCTGGTGATTCACAAATGATCCCGCAAGTACAAAATGCGGAAATCGCAATAAATTCACCATAGGTGTGTCCAAGGTCACCGTAGCAGTTGTCGAATGCCACTTCGGGTGTGACGGCGATGTCGTCGCCCATCAAGGTTCCGTGGTGAAATCGCATGAAGCACTCATATGTAGGCGCTAGAGTGCGCCAGACATGGTGCCCCTGTTGAAAGCCGACCGTGAATGCGTAAAGAAAGCCCATGACGCAGAGTTGGTAGGCGAGAAGCGAATTGTCAACAGCCGTTGCGTAATGGCCAGACGGATTGCCTCCATCGCCTCCCACTCCCTTGAGATGAACTTCACCGTTAGG